GTGCGGGGTGTGCGGGGGTAGGTACGTGCGCGTGATTCCCGTTTCAACGCGATGGGGAATGGCGCGTTTCATGTGTACGCGCACGTTAGGACGGACCCCGCACACCCCGCACAAGCCTTCCCTGTCGCGGGTTTCAGCCCCGCACGGCACCCGGCACAGCCTCCGCACGTCCCGCACGGCACCGGGCATCACTTGTCCTCCTTGAAGGCTTCGAGCATTTCGCGGAAGGTCGCGTGGCACTCGCCCAGCCAGAACAGCTCCGACTTGCCCTCGGGTGGCGCGTGGCCGCCGAGCAGCAGGAAGCTGTGGGGCCCCAGGACGTTGGTGCCGGGCTGGTAGCGCTTGCGCGCCTGGGCCACGTCGCGCTGCCGGGTCAGGGCCACCACGAACTTCGACTGCGGCGCCGGCCGATAGCCATGGCGGCCGCACCAGAGCACGTAGGCCCGGTACCAGTCCGAAGACAGGCCTGGCATCGCCTCGAGGCCCGGGATGTCGCCGGTCACCAGGTCATCGTGGAATCGGATCGGGCTGTCCAGGCCCAGCGCGATCAGCTGGCTCTTCGCGTCGGTGATGGGCGGGAGCGTGCCCGGCCCGAAGTCACCCAGGTCCAGGTGCAACAGGTAGTCGTGCAGCGCCGCGGCGCCGCCGGCGCGGATCTCCTCGAGCACCGCGCGGTAGAACTCGGCCGACTTCTTCTCGGGCGTCCAGATCACGCAGTGCCGCCGATCGTCCTCCTCGAGCACCACCGGCATCGCCTCGTTGCTTAGGAACACCAGGTTGACGTGGTTGCGCTCCCAGTGGGCCGGAAGGTTCTTCGGGTTGATCCGGATCCGGTCGCCGGTGATCAGCGATTTGAGCTTGTTCTTGATGTGGTAGACGTCCGACCTGGCCACCACTTCGTCGGCGATCATGAAGAGCTTGCGGCTGGCCCAGTCGTTGAACTTGTCTTCGACGGCGGACTGGTCGAGCACGTCGCCGTACTGGCCATAGATCGCCATCACGGTTTCGAACAGCAGGTTCTTGCCGGTGCCCTGGGGACCGTGCACGACCAGCGTCGACTTCATCTTCGCGCCCGGGTGCTGGATCGGATAGGCGATCCAGTTGAGCACCCAGCGGTACAAGGCTTCAGGGTTGCGATCGAGGCTGCACATGATGCGCAGCAGCTCGAGCAGCCGATCGCAGCAACCCGCCTTTGGCTCGGTGGGCCAGCCCCCGTAGAGGTTGCAGGTGATCTCGCTGTCGCGCCCGGTGGGGTCGAAGCCCACTTCGCGTATGCGCACGATCTGTCGCGCTGGCGATTCCTGCCAGGCGCGGTGGATGTACTTGTTGACGCACGCATCGCGCATGTCGCTGACCGACATCAGCACGTGCTCTTCGCGATCGAACACCGCACTGCTGTGCGCGTACACCAGCGGGAAGCGGGCGATCAGCTGCTCGACCGTCTGGAACGGCGACAGTCGGCCGTCCCCCGCCCCGCTGGGTGGTGATGTAGGCGCGCTGGAAACCCGGGGGTTCCAGGCCAATGCCGTGAGGCGCGCTTCGACCTGGACGCGCACGACGTGCAGTCCTTCGCCCAGGTGCAGGTCGTTGAAGTCGGTCGCCTTGCCCTTGCCGTCGATCCACGCCTGCGATCGCGCCGCGGGATCCGCGAACAGGGGCACGACCCAGGCACCGTTGACCGCAAGGGCCGCGGCGCTGGCGCCGGCCACGCCGGCATTCTCGTACCGGTGCGGGTGTCCGCACGTCGGGCAGTCCTTCGCGTGCAGCGAGAGCGAGATCCGGGCGCGGCACGGATCCCCGCCTGGCTCACGGTGGTGGCATTTGCCCAGCGTGTCGTCGTCGGCGCAGATCAGAATGCGGGCGTGTTTGTACCGCCAGCGCAGGGCCTCGCTCACGGCCATCAGGTTGCCGGCGTCGAACGCGACGGCCACCGGATAGCCGGTGGCCATGTGCAGCGACGCGGCGGTGGCGTAACCCTCCGCGACCAGGATCAACCAGGTGGGCGTCGGCCCGATCAGGTGGAAGTGGCCCTTCTTGGCCAGGCCAGCAGGCCAGAATTCCTTGGCGGGTCGACGCGCCTTCTCGGCGGCCGCCGGCGTGCGCAGGAACTGCAGGCCGTGGATCCGGCCGGCGGTGTCCAGCATCGGCAGCACCGCGGATCCGTTCTTGGTGAACTTCAGGCCGTAGGCGCCGACGCTCTTGCGCGCCAGGTAATCGGATTCGCCCTCGGGCAGCAGCTTCGTCCAGGCCGCGCTGGCGCGGGCGGCGGCGCGGCGATGCGCGGTGGCGCGGACCTCTTCGGCGCGCTTGCGGTCTTCGGCCAGGCTGCGCTTGAGCGCGGCGCGCTGGTCGACCGAGAGCTCGACCTTGCGCAGCTCGATCTTGGTGGCCTGGTGGTCGTTGCCGCGCCAAATGCCGTAGCTGCCGACGATGAGCACGTCGCCGCTCGGCAGCTGCAGCTCGTGCAGCGAGTACCAGCCGCGCTTCTCGCGATCGCCCTCGACGCGGCAGCGCTTCATGCCGCCGATCTCGAGCGAGGTGACGATCAGCCCGGCGGCGAGCAGCTGGTCAAGGACGTCCTGGTAGTTGGCTGCCATGGAGTTCAGTAACTCCCCAGCCCACTATCTACCGGCCTATTGCGGTTCCTCTTACCCGCATGGGGGACCCTTGGGGAGGACCCAAGCGCGGAACCTGAACGACCCGCAGCGGGGGGCTCAGGCATCGCGAGATTGATCGACCGCGCGTCGAATCCACTCCCAACCAGGGGAGCTGGGGTCGGCGAGGCGCTCATCGAAGCAGGCAAGACGTGGATCATCGGCCGGGCGGCCTCTTCGGCGCGGTGTCGGGGACTCCCGCGGCGCGGTACCAGCGCGCCACGTGTTCGAGGGCGTGGCCACTCAAGACGGGGAATCCTTCGCTATCGGTGGTGGGAGCGGCAGGCTGTTCTGCTTCGTCGCAGCAGCGTCCAGGCGACACTGCTCGCGCATTGCCAGCAACTGCTCCGGACTCAACGGCTCGGCCGATGGGCGCGGCTGATGCAGTTGCTGCAGCAGCGCGGTCACGTGCGCCAGCGAGCGGCGCCGTCTCTGGTCGCGCGAGCCGTGGCTGGCGCGAACCCTGCCCACTCAACGGCGCCTCCGCTGCGCCTGCTCCAGCTCTTCCTGATGCCGCAGGCACAGACGTGCGCCCAGGCTCTGGCGAAGTGAACTGATGGCCGCGCCGCAGGTGTCGCAGTCGGGCACGCCTTCGCGTCGCTGGGTCGCAGCGGCTACGGCGATGTCGCGATCCACTTGCTCGCGCTGCTGTACGTGATCCATGAAGTCAGGCATGTGCCCTGCCCTCCCCATCCGGCGGCCCCGCGACGGGCGCGGCGCCTTCCTTGCGTTGCGCCTGGCCGGGAAGCAAGCTCCCGCCCTGCCCCGGCGCGATCGCCCGGGACCGCCGGGCCTCGGTGACGTTGGGCTGCGCGAGGCAATGCTCGACGTACCCACGCTCCCCGCGGTCGTAGGCCTCAGCCACAGCCCTTCCCCGACAGCTTTCGGAGCTTCTTGAGCAGCAGCACCATCGCCGCCTGCACACCCGCTGCCGAATCAAGCAGCACCAGGTACTCGTTGCGCGTGACCACCTGGTCATCCAGCGCGGCCTGCAGCTGCTGGGCAAACTCACCCTTGGCCGCGTTCGTCTTGAGCAGCTGCCCTATGACGTCGTCGCTGGCGCCTTCGACGTCCAGCAGATGGAGCCCGTAGCCGTGATTGCCGGCCAGGTCCTGGAGGATGCGATGGTCGCCCGTCACTCCCATGATCTGGTCGGCCTCGGCCAGCGTGAGGTGATGCGACGTGCTGTTCGGGTTGACCTTGTTGCGCAGCACGGCGGGCGACATGCCGATGCGCGGACCGAGAGATTCGCTGCCGCCTGGATAGGCGTGCACGGTGCGGTGCGCGGAATCAACGACGTTCATGCAGAGGCTCCGCGTACGTGGTGGGCGCCGCCGACCTGCGAGAGGCTGGGGTCATGAAGCCGAATCTCCGAGCGGTAGCGCTGCGCACTTGGCACCGGGACTCCGGGCAGGGCCACGTGGTGGCCGTGCTATTCGAAATACGTGTGCCGGCCATGTCAGGCGGCCTCGCTGTCGTCTTGCCGGGCCGGATCCCGCGCCCCGTCACCGAAAAGGTCCGGACGCTTCTGGATCGCCTTCAGCCAGCGCAGCTCCGGGATTGGCCGGTCATCCGGCCACTGGCAGACCGCCGCAGCCGAAATGCCGAAGAAGCGGGCGACGTCGGCGTCCGAGCTGTCTTTGCCCAGGGCGCGGCGAAACTGGAGCTTGGTCAGGGGCTGGCTGGTCACGGCGCAACCTTAAGGGGTCTTAAGGCAATCGTCAAGTCGCCTAAAGCCGGGCCGGATTAAGCTGGCTTTATGTCTAAGACCACTCTCGGTGAGCGCCTCCGGGCTGCCATGCAGGCCAAAAACCTGACGCCGGCGAGCCTGGCGCGCCTTGCAGGTAGTACCGAAGCAACCGTCAGCAACTGGTTGAATGACCACGTGAGGCCGGAGCACGTCAAGGCATTGCAGCTGTTCAAAATTGCCGCCGCCGCTGGCGTGGGTGCGCGCTATCTACTGCTAGACGACGGTGCCGAGCCCGAGGCAACGGGATCCGGTCAGTCTCATCCTTTGCAACAACAGCACCTCACCATGGCGATCCAGCTGGTATCGGACGCCCTCGCTGCAAAAGGACTGACGCTGCCACCCGCCAAGCAGGCGGAAGCCATACACCTGGCCTACGAGCTGCTAGACGAGGGACTGCCAGGGGCGAAGGTGCTGCGCTTCGTCCGCGCTGCTGTCGCATAAGCGACACTAGGAAGGCCACAATGCGCGACACGGTAGCCAGGCTTCGCCAGCTGATGAGCGAAGCTGTCCCCCAAACTCAAGCCTTCGTGGTTTTGCCACCATCAGGGGCCGGGATCACTGAGCACACCGAGCTCGAGCAGTCCCCCAGGGCAAGGTCCTTGCGACGTATTCTGCGCATCGTTGAATTCAACCATTGGCCGCAGGTGCTCGAGGCCGCATTGGACGAAGCCGAGGTCGGATCTCTTGCGTCACTCGATGACGAACAGGTTGAGCGCCTGCTCACCCGCCTGACCCAACTTGAAGACTGCGCGATTCTTTGTGCTGATACGCAGTTCGCGCCAATGGATACCTGGTTGCCCAGCCACTACTGACTGCGGGCGGTATTGTTCTGAGTGCTCGTCTGCTGAAGCACGCCGGCAGCGTCGAACCGATAGGCGACGGAACGTGCGGTCGCCTCGGATTTCCCACTGAGGCTGTTCGCCCGGCTCTCGACATGGGTGTAGACGATGATCGAAGAACCGTCTGCACCTGTCGTCACCGACTGCGGTGCACCTAGTCGTGCCTCCACCTCCGCACGCGTTGCGACGCCTGCCTCGAATGAACTCGCTGCGGCGGTATCGAAGTTGGTCCCAGACTCCATAGTTGCGCACGCTGAGAGCAACAGTAGCGTCGCGACGGGAATGATCAGATTGCGCACGTTGAGGCTCCGGTTTGTCGGCGGTTTCCCGATTCTACCCGGCCAATACTTAAGCGCCCTTGACATATGGATTAAGACCCCTTAAGTTCCGCCTGCCGCCCACTCCCCGGGCGGCGGGCTACCCCGGCGCCTTCCACCCCTGAGGCGCCGGGGCCGCCCTCCACCACGGAGGCGCGATGACCACTCTGACCCTGGACCACCTGTCCGAACCGCAGCGCCA